AACGGGATTGCCAGCCCAAAAATACGATCACCCATAGGGTTGTGCTTATACCACATTAACAGCGTCTATTTCCGCCACAAAGAGCCGTTATTTCAATTAGCAAGCGAAAAGAGCGGGGCCATTTGAGGGGATCAAACTCCTGGCCCCGGTTGCTCTTTTCTTTGTTATTAAATTCGTTTTCATTCTTGATCCCTTTTCTTTTTATTAACGTAATGCTTATTTTCTTTAAATGCAAGAATAATATTTGTTGTGGGTTACTCTATCGCCTGAGTTCATTTTTTACCCCGATTCATGTTTTTTGTCCATTCTTTGCACAATCTTTTATGTTCATTGGCATCATAATCGAAAGGAATAATTCTGTGGCAATATGGGCACTCTCTATACTTTAGCTTTGTTTTATTATTTTTATATTCCTTCATCTTGTTTCCCAATCGTGACACAAATTCATTCTCTTTCATCTTTTCGAGTGCTGGCATACAATCTTCATTGTAAATCTCTATCGTGCGACCTGTGGCTGAGTTTGTCCATTTCATATTTCCTCACCTAAATATTTTAAGCTCATTGCGAGATAGTGATTTGTTGACCCTTTTCCCTTGTATGTATTCCACCACTTTTTCCAATAATCGGCTCTATCTTTTCGGGTGCCGGGGATAGGCGGTATAATTCGCCTGTATCCTAACCGCTCAAAGATTATCGATAGTTTGCCGTTGTATCGTAGGGCATCGTATGATACAAGTTTCATATCTACGTGCCATTTATTCCAAACAGACTTCCGATGCTCCATTCCATTTTCAATTATATCAATGTATTTTATATGGTCTATTTGTGGGAGCCCCATGCCGTTGTTTGGGTCGGTATCTTCATACTCCCCTAAATGCGTTTCCGTTGCCAGCGTTTCCATCATTAAATTGTAGGCGTTTAAATATTTTTGATTGTAGTGATCGCCTATAATTGGCAATCCGTCAAAATGAGCGCATACCTCACCTACAAATAGATCCATTTCGCGTTTGGTTAGAAAGCCGTAATTGTTTGGCATAAATTTTCCTTTTTGTTTTGTTCGTTAAAACATTCCCATGAGATTTTGAGGCATTGTGAAAATGTTTTTGTTTCGGTATATCCGTATGCCTCCCAATCGTTATCATTGTATATCCTCCATGCAAGTTTCATTATTTCGCTCATTCCAATTCTTTAGATACATATATACTAATTTCATGTCATTCTTTTTCGTTTTCGATATTTTTTTAATCATTATATCCCTAAACCATTCTGGATATTTCGCTTCAAACCATTTCCAAAACGGCTGATTAGAGAATGAGTTATGCGGTGCTTTTTCTGCGTTGCGGTGGCAATCATAACAAAGTAATATCCCGTTAGTCGTATCAAATTTATAGTGTGGAAAACTGCCTTTTAATAAAATATGATGTGCATCCATTTTGCTCGTTGATTTCCCGCACATTTGACAGGTTTCGTTAAACTTTTCATGAATTATCTTTGACCACAATTCAATGCAAGTCTTTTCTAATTGCTTTCGTTCCGTTGGTTTTTTCTTGCTTGCCTTGGCTTCAATTAGGCTGTTTTCGGGATAATAGCCGTTAGCCCATGGCGTGCCCCGTGTTTTTACATAGCAATATTTATAGGTGATGCCGTTTTGGGTTATTGATTTCATGGTTTCGCGTCTAAATAATTTAATATTAATTCATTTAATTCTTCACATATTTTATCTGCATCGTGTTTTATGGTTAGTCTATATTTTAATCTTATATCATATCTTTTTTCTGGCATTAAAACCCTATTGACAATGAACATGTTTTTCACTTCTTCATCAAGCAATATGGTGTATTTTATTAAATCCAAATTGTCTATTTTATTCCACGCTATACTCATCTTGTTTCTCCCTTTTATACCATTTGTTATGCACCAGCTTAAAGAAGCCTTGCGTCTTGATAGATATTGCCAATTACTTCAATATATCCGTGTCGTCCAGCAAAAATTGAGCTATAATCAAAATCATTATACTTTTTGCTTTTTGTTTTAACAGAGAATCTGTCTTCGTTAAATTCAATAACACCAATAGAAGCTATGTCGATTAGATATTGTTCCAACGTCCTTTCATCTGATTGCGATTTACTTGCCCAATCGGTATATAAAATTCTTACAATATCTCCTTCGTATATTTCTTTACTGTTTTTATCTTTCAATCCTGTAAATTGCATAATTTTAGCATCTTCATAAAGTAATCCAAAAAAACGCTGCAACCCATAATTTGAATGTATTGGGCTTATAAGCATTTGATTATCTTGATAAGCCCTAAATTTAATTTGTCCTGTCATTTTCATATTATCAATTCCGCAATTTCCACAACATTTTAAATTTTCATTATCAGCTTCAACTTTTGCCAATAAATCGCCCAAATTATTACTATGTTTTTTGGCTTCTTCGAGTTCTGCCTCAAGTTTTTCATTGAGTTTAGTTAACACTTCTATCAATTCACACGCTCTTTCTATTGGTTTCATTTCGTTTCTCCCTTTTATACCATTTGTTATTAAAATAATCGCCCTTGAACGCTATTTAAAACTTTTTCATTTGCGTCTTTAAAATAATTCTTTTTTATCTCAAATCCGTATGATCTACGGTTGCAATTTGTTGCTGCTAATAATGTGCTACCGCTTCCTGCCACAGGATCTATAACAACTTCGCCACGATCAGTAAAAAGCTCGATTAGTTGTTCAAGTAGTTTAACGGACTTTTGTGTTGGATGGACTTTTGCCGTTGTGCTGTCCTTTTCCCAATCTAAGCAATTAAAAACCATTTTTCCGTTGTTATTGAATTTAGGCAATTTATCACGATAAAGAATTATTGCATATTCGCAGTTACCGACTATTCGCATATTTGCCTTCAAAACCTGAGCTGAGAAGTTTTTACGGAATACTAAGTTTATATAGTTATTCAGGCCGTATTCTTTCGCCTTTTCGATCAACTCAAATTGCTGCTCAAAAGAACAAAACACGATCATACAGGGTGCTTTACCGGTTTCTTTCGGGTCTTTCATTAACATTCGATTGCAGAAATGCAAGAACTCGGAAATCCGAAAATCTTTGTCGGTATCGAAAAATTCAGTATTTGCAAGTTTGCTCTCCCCGTTTTTGTTATCTCCGCCTACATACCAACTCGGATTTGAGCCGTAAGCGTCCTTACCCACATTATACGGTATGTCCGCAATTACAAGCTGTGCCTTTGGAATATTATACGATTTGAAGTTTTGAAAGTGATCGTTTATCAATACGGGCTTATACACTTCATTTTCTTTTAGTTTTTTATATTCAGCTATTTCCATTTTCTTCTCCATGTTTCGTTTTATACCTTTGGTTTTACAATCTTCCCGTTCACTTTTATTTCAATTTCCACTTCGTTATTTTGCTCATTAAGTTTCGTGATGTCTATTTTCAAGCGTTCCATTTTATACCCTCAAATTTTACGATGTCGGAGTTAAATATCATTTTGACTGAGCCCGTGGGGCCGTTTCTGTTCTTTTCAATTAGCATATAATTTTCGTCAATGTGTTCCATTTTTTGAGTGTAGTAATATTCACGATAAAGTAAAATTACAACATCTGCGACTTGCTCAATACTCCCGCTTTCCCGAAGATCTGAAAGTTTGGGTTTATTATTTGCTCTGCTTTCAGTTGCTCGGTTTAGCTGTGATAATAGCACAATCGGGATGTCAAGTTCTTTTGCTAAGTTCTTTAGCTCCTGAACAATGAAATTTACTTCCCGCTCTCTTGACGGCTCGGTTCCTGTGCCATAAATAAGCTGTAAATAGTCAATAAATACTATGTCAATTTTACCCTCATTGAATAATTGCCTTACTTGTGATTTGATCTCATAGACGTTCAACCCGCATTTATCGTTTATCATAATGTTTGTTTTGCGAAGTTCTGCTATCGTTTCTTTGTATCGATATAAATCTTGTTCTGGTATCGTTTTTAGCTTTATCGACTCATGCGGTAT